AGATGGAGAAGATGTAACACAAGGAGAGATAAGAGATGAAGAGATTGGTGTACAAGAGGTTGGAAGCGGTGCAATCGGTATTGATCATTCATCATTTAATCCACATCCGTATAGAGCAAACGAATCTGTATTAGGATCTGGAATTGCGGATCCATTAGCGCCAATTGGAGATAATTTTTTGAGTGATCCAAGTGGACCATATGCGGATAGTGGTATTGCTTATAAAATGAATATGGCTTAAATTATATTTTTTTTGAATAAATGTGAAAAATAATTTATAATATAAAACTATATTTTTGAAAATGAAAATAGAGAAAGATACTAAATTAGATTTTCACAATGTATTAATTAGACCTAAAGAGAGTTCTTTAACATCAAGATCAAATGTGGATTTAGAGAGAAGAATTATGAAATTTCCGTATTCTACTTTTACATGGAGTGGTGTTCCAATTATTTCTGCTAATATGGATACAACAGGAACTTTTGAAGTTTATAATGAATTATCGAAACATAAAATAATCACAGCTTTACATAAACATTATACAGTGGATGAAATAAGAGAGTTTACAAAAGAAGAAAATTTTAATTCACTTTATGTTATGTATTCAACTGGTATTTCACAAAAAGATAAAGAGAGAATTATTGAATTGAAAAATACAATTTCTCAGAAATTTAAATGGATATGTGTTGATGTAGCGAATGGATATATGGAGTGTGTAATAAATTTTTGTAAATACGTTCGCAAATTATTTCCTGAACATATTATTGTTGCAGGTAATGTAGTATCGGGAGAGATGACTGAAAAACTTATTAAAAATGGAATGGTTGATGTAGTTAAAATAGGTATTGGACCTGGAAGTGTTTGTACAACAAGACTTAAAACAGGTGTTGGTATGCCACAATTATCTGCAATCATAGATTGTGCTGAAACTGCTCATAATATAGGCGGGTATATTATAGGAGATGGAGGTATAACATGTCCGGGTGATATGGCGAAAGCATTTTGCGGAGGTGCTGATTTTGTAATGGCAGGAGGATTATTTTCTGGACATGATGAGAATCCTGGGGAGATCATTGAAGATAATGGACAAAAGTTCAAACTTTTTTATGGAATGAGTTCTGAACATGCTATGAAAAAAAATTATGGTGGAAAAGCAAATTATAGAACAAGTGAAGGAAGGGTTGTAAAAGTATCATATAAAGGATCAATACATTCAACAGTTGAAGATTATTTAGGTGGGTTGAGAAGTTGTTGTACTTATATTAACGCAAAAAATATTGAAAAAATGAATAAATGTGCAACATTTGTTATAGTCACACAACAATTAAATACAACTCTTGTAAATTAGTATTTTATTATTTACGAATTGCGAATTGCGAATTGCGAATTGCGAATTGCGAATTGATAATGAAAATTATATATATGTTAAAATCAAGATGCGACATCTGATTTTAATAGTTATCATATTACTTTTTATCTTTGTTCTATCTGATGATAAAAAATTTGTTCAAGGAATAATGAATAAATTGTATAAAAATCGTTCTATTCAACTTTTATTGTTGTTGATTATGTTTTATTTAGTTTATAACAACTATCCTTTAACATATACAATTCCATTTGCAGGACTTTTTTTTATTGCTGTTTGTGGAACAAAAATTAATTTTAATGATTTTTTTAACAAAAGGATAAAAAAGATAATAGAAGGATTTGAAGGATTTAGTAATATATTGGAAGATAAGTACGAAGATGAAGACGAAGATGATAATAGATATGAAGAGGAAGTATATGAAAATGAGGAGGATGAAGATGATAAAACAAAAATGTTGGATGAACTATTGGATGAATTAGATGATAAATATTCTGTATTAGAGGAGGCTCATAAACAACATATAGAAAATTAAAATAATCCGCTTATTAAAAATAAATATCAGTTGTTGATATAGAGGTATAAAAATGATTGATCATTTTTTCAATTTACTTAATAATAATAGATTGTTTGGAGGTGTACTAATGCTTCTTATGAATTTAGGAAGTAAATATATATCTGTTGATGTACCTGATGAGGTTGAAGAGATGTTTCAAACAGTTTGGTTTAGAAGATTCTTTGTTTTTTGTGTTGCATTTATTTCAACAAGAGATATTAAAATTTCAATTTTTATAACATTACTCTTTGTTTTGGTTTTCAACTTTTTATTAAATAAAAAAAGTAAATCATCAATTATTTAGAAGTTGATAAAAAATTAATATAAAGGATGCGTATATTTTATTATATAGGTTTCTAAATAAAATAATATGGATGACTTTAATTTAAGAAAAGAAAGCAATATGAGAAATGTATCTATGCAAAATGATAAAAGTATATCTGGAAATAATGAATTTAATATTGTTAGGCAAAAAAAAATTGTTCCAGATATTGGTCTTGATCTTATAGCTAATCAAAAAAGGAGAATTGGATCTCAAAGTTCTATGAGCAGTGAGGAGAAAGAGGTGAATGTTGATGACGAGAGTGGTTTTGATGATCTTAAACTCGATTCTGGAAAAATACCATTTACTGCTCCTTCAAAAGTACATGATGCTGATCAACTAAGTGTTTCAACTGGTAGTGGTGATGTTAGTGAAAGTGAAGATGAAATAAGTGTAAATGGAGGGAGTGAAACAACAAGTATTTATAGTGCAGATAGTAGCGTGAACAGATCTGCTAGACATTCCGCTCATCATGAAGAACCACGTCCTCAACCAGTTCGTCAACCGAGTTTTGAAGATATTCAGGCTGAAAAACAAAATTTATTGAGTAAGATCAAGACAATGGAAGAGAGATATGGTATGACACCCAGTAAAAGATACACTATTATGAGTAATGTTGATGATTTGAGATCAGAGTATGCAATGATGAAGAGACAACGTGGAATAGAAAAAACAATTAAGTTTGGAAGAAAAGCATTGTTGGCAGTTGTGAGTGGGGTTGAATATCTTAATACCAGATTTGATCCAATTTCTGCTAAACTTGAGGGATGGTCAGAAGCGATGGCGGAAGAGGTGGATGATTATGATGAAATTTTCGAGCAACTTCACGATAAATATTCTGATACTTTACAAATGCCACCTGAACTATCACTACTATTGGGTGTAGGTGGTAGTGCAATTCAATATCATATCAAAAAATCATTATTTACTTCTAACATGCCTGGTTTAAATGAAATCCTTCGAACAAATCCTGATATCATGCGCAATATTGCAACTGCCGCTGGAAATAGTATGAACAGAAATGTGGCACAGGATAATCAACCAGCTCCTACTTATCACCAACCAGCACCCACATACCAACCTCCAAATGTTTCAAGACGTCAACCTGCAGGACCTGTAAATATGGGCGGTAATCGTATGTCACACCCAAGTGGTGTTGATGATATTTTAAATGAAATTGGAAGTGGGAGACAAGATGATAGATTTGAAGCGCTAAGTTCAGCTTCAGAATCGACGATGTTAACAAAACCAAATGAAATATCACAAGGTAGAACGGCTCGTAGACAAAAACGTATGATGCAGTTATAATAATAAATTATTGTTATTATATTTGTAAAATCATTATTATCAATATGTCAACTAGTTATAAACTTTTTTTATAAATATAAGAAGTAGAATATTTTTACTTTCTCAATTTTCAATAAAAGTTATTTTACAATTATATATCATATAATTATAAAAATATATTTACTATAAATCTAATATAAAAAATCTAATAATAAGATAAATTTCCATAATAAATTAATCCTTTAACACCAATAATTTGCCCTTCTCTATTTCTAACAACATTTTTAGGGTTAGTATCAGGTACCATTACAAATTTGCACAGCCCCCAATATTTCTCTTTATTTTTCATTAGATATTCTGCAACCATTGAACTAACAACAATTGTTTCACCAATGTATTTAGTATCATTAAGACCCGTAATAGTGTCATATTCTACTTTATCACTAATTTGAATTTTGCCATTAATATAATCATCATCTAATTCAAGATTGTAATATTTACTACATTTATCCTCATCATAAACAGAACAATCATTTGTATGAAAGATATGAGTGATACTTTTATTAGATTTATTAGAAGATAATCTAAGTTGATCAGCTTTATCAACTGGCTCAATATCACAAATATGTTTATCTTCTTCTTCATAAAAAGAAAGTTTATGTGGTGTTAAATTTTTAATATACATAAGTGAAAGTGGTAATTCATCTATACTTATAATTTTATTTGTATTTTCACTTTTTTTTGATTTAATACAATGGTAACCAATACATCCTAAAGATGTTAAAAATGTTCCAACCCCTAAACTTTTGAAATATAATGACATTATATATAACTATATTCCGCTTAGCTTTAAGTTATTTAATTATAAATAACAGATAAATAACCGGGGATATAGTTTATTATATCTTTCTAAAAATATAATAAAAAAATGAAGGTCATAAACGTTTGAAAAGTAGCACAAAACAAAATCGTTTTGCGGTATTGTCTCTAAATCAATAATACCTAACATGCCTGAATCAAAAGATCCTGTAACGTCTGCTTTATTAGCTGCTAGGGATGCTGAAAACAACACTCAAGGTTGTGTTATTAGTGCCTCAAAAGTGGGTGGTCCAGTTCCTGATCCTACTCCTGAAGAAGAGGATGATGATGATGAAGATGAAGAAAAGGTGGAAGAAAACCATGTATGCTGTAGCAAGTGTTCTCTTGATTACCATTGTCCAGGAGATGGACCTTACGGTGTGGGAGGTGGATGCAACTGTAACGGGTGTTTTTGCCACCATATGCACGACACTGATGAAGACTTATGTTGTAATTGCAGTTGCTCAACAGATGATGATTGCAGTTGCCCAACATATGATTTCAGTTTATCAGAAGATGATGATTTCAGTTTATCAGAAGATGATGAGTGCAGTTGCTCACCAGATGATGAGTAAAAACAATTATATAAATCACAAATCAAAAAATATATAGCTTATTTTTTTCTTAGATAGAAAAAAATTGAAACCTCTTATAGTCCTAGAACAATTTAATAATTGTAAGGTTGTCCTTTTTACAATCGCATCCAGAGCAAACGCTATGGGGTGCTTATTTTCAAAACACCATCCCCAAAAGCCACCTGCTTTCGAGAAAGCAGGTGGAGAACAGCATGTTTGCTGTAGCAAGTGTTCGTATGACGACCATTGTCCAGGTGATGGACGTTACGGTGATGGTTTTTGCAACTGTGGCGGAGGATTTTTATATCACGATCACAGCAATGATTGGGACTGCTGTGATAGCTGTCCTTGCACATCAAATGTTGTGTGCAATTGTGTTTTTACTTAAAACACAATTATATAAATCACATATCAAAAGATATATAGTTTATTTTTTCTATCTAAGAATAAAAATTGAAAGCCTAAAAATTCGGAATATCATATACATTATCATTATGTTGTTTTTGTTTTTGTGGTATTTACCGTAAAACAATCATGTCTCACTCTTCCGGTACTGTTGCTGGTGCTGGTGCTGGTGCTGGTGCTGGTGCTGGTGCTGGTGCTGGTACTGTTGCTGGTACTGTTGCTGGTACTGTTGCTGTAGAAGCAGTTCTCAGGTTAAACACAGCAGAACTCAAGTTCAAAACATTAGATGACATTTTCAACAAATTAAACTTTGAGGCTGCAAATGCTCAAAACAAGACATCCGCCAAAGCCATTGTTCTTCGGCATTTACAAAATCTTTTGGAAACTTTTGTAAATGAAGCAGATTCAGCCAAAGACAAGTATGAATCTTTAAGTTCATCTTTAAGTTCATCTGAATCTCCCCTCTGGGCGGATATTACTGAAGCTGGAGAAAGAGTTGATTCAACAAAAATGCAAGTTGATTTTATCTCTGAAATTGTCTCTAAGATTGAATTAGAGGTTGAAGATTCTAAAATCAAGGCTGATGTCTTGGATTCATGTGTTGTTGACATGCGCAAGCTTTGTCTCAATGCAGAAGCTGAAATGGAAGCCGCGAAACTCAAGGTGGAAGCTTTGAAGAAGAGTGAATCCCCTTGAGTTTTTGAATTATAATTAGAATTTCTTTGTGCATTTGCAAATCAGATAAAATGGAGCACAAAACTTTTAATATAAATTGAATGTATTAGATACTACATAGATCACAAGGGATATAACTTATTGTTTTTCCAGAAGATGATATTTTAATATGATCACAAAAAGTATATTCATCTTCATCATCACGTATAAAATCACCACAATTATATGTTATTGTAAATTGTGGTTTATATTGGAGATCTTTATATTTTCCCCATCCCTCTAAAATATTTTTTTCACAATGTATACATCTTTCATTTTCAATTAAATGTCCTTTTACAAAACCAGGAAATGTTTTTGCAAAATTATCTAATACAGATTTAATATCATTTATCTTTTTCTTCTCTTTATCGGATGGTATTTTACGCATAAGAGCTTTCTGTGTTTTTTGAATATTTAGTCATTATATTGATATATAAATTGTTTTATATTTATATTAATTTTTGTCTCTACTTTCAGAAATATCAGCTATAAATTGACAATGATCTAAAAGTGCATCACTTAATTCATCAATAGTTGAATTATATGGTGTAAAAGTGAGTTCTCTATCACTATTATCTTTACGGCTTTTATATTGAATTATAATTGTATTATACTTATAATCACAATACCATTTGCAAATTGAATAATAATCCAATATTTTATTTTTGTGTTTAGTAAATTTTATTTTTAAATGTGTATCAAATAACATAATAACACTTCTTTGTGGAGTTATTCTTTTTTCACTATCATAAACAATATAAAAAATATATTTTTTATCTAATTTATTTTTAAAATATTTAGGCATAATATTAATAATATCAATAGATAAAAATGCCTTAAATAAATCATTTTATGCTCTAATTTTTTTTTTATATTTAATATCATAATTAAAAAGTAATAAATTTATTTTATATATATCATCAACACAAGGGTAATGTATCCATTTATCTTTATAATTTATTACTAACATATGTTCCGAATTATTGTGATCTGAAAATATGAATAACAATTTTTGAATAGTATCAATATAATCTTTGCAATTATTTATACCCACTCTATTTGAATAACTTTCAATTGTATCCTCTTTTTTTTTATTTTTATTTAATAATAAATAATTATTTGCATAAATTTCATATTTATTTGATAACCATTTTGTTCTATGTACTGCCATACCAGAAGCAAATGGAGACCAACATTTAAATTCAGTAAATTTACCAGTTATAATAGTATTTTGTAATGCATCTCTAATTTTTTTAACAGTTTTTATAACATCTGTTATTTTTATTTTTCTTACTTTCTCTATTGCAGATCTTATATTTTTATACTCCTTTACATCTAATGTAAATCCATGTTTTTCATACCAAGTATTTCCAGTTGTTAATAATTTAAATAATGACAATGATAGATCTCTATATCCTTCACAGGTAATTCTTGATGCATCTTGTAAATAAGCATATCTAACATTGAGATATTCAGATAATCTGATAGCTAATTTGATAGCATTTGTTCCAGAATCAATTTTTTGTTTTTCATTTTTGGCAATATAATCGATATAAGAATCATTTTTGTAGCAATCTTTATATAAAAATGATATATAAACACCTGGCCAACCAGATTTATCCTTTGTTTGATCATTTACATTATACCAATTTTTATCGTTCTCCTCATCTTCAATAGTGAGAAAATGGTAGGTAATCTTATTATTAATAAAATTATTTTTTATAAATATATTCATATTGATTATTTTTTTTTTAAATTTTATATTTATATTATATTTTTTATAATATTTATTAAAACTTTTATCCCCATTTTTTTCAATAGTAGAATAATTTTTAATAACATATTTTATATTATTTTCAACAATACTATTTTGTAAATTTTTTGTATCATCTAAATCTAATACAGTCATATATTATAATAATATAATATAACTTCTATTTTTTTAGATATTGTGTATGTATATATTGTATATGTATATATTATATAAAATATGGCAACACCATTATTATCATCTGATAGTGTAAATCTTATACAAGAATCAACAGAAGATGATCCAACACTTAATGAAGTGAGTTCAAGAACAAAAAGAGATTTTGTTCATTTTATAAGAGATTTTGGTATTCTTGAAACTGCAATTGGGTTTATTATTGCTTCAATTTTACTTGATTTTATTAAAAGTTTGGTTAATTACACTGCAATTAAATATATCGGAATTAAAAATACATTATTTAATAATACAATAAGTTTAATACTAATTACATTATTTTTATATCTTTTCATAAAATACGTATTTTATACACATTTATACACAAAGGATATTGCTAAAGAAGAAGTTATCAAAAAAGCATTAGCTGAAAAGAAAGTTGAAATTATTAAAAAACAGTTTGATAAACACAAAAATATAAAAGATGCTATTAGCAAAGGAAGTGATTTATCTGCTATGAATAATGAGTTGTACAAAGAATCATTTACTCCGAAGAATGCTTTTTCAAGTATATATAGTGGTTATACTTTATAAATAATTTTTATTATATATCGTAAATATAAAGAATATATTAGAAGATAGATTAATATATGTATCTAGCATTTGATATTGGTATTGCAAATTTAGCATATTGTATTATTGATAAAAATGGAAAAATTACAAGATGGGATATTATAGATTTGACGGATAAAATAACTGAACCAATGTGTATAGGTAAGACAAAAAAAGGTGATATATGTGGTAATAAGGCGAAATTTGTTTGTAAAAATATGGATGAATCTTACTGTTTAATTCATTCAAAAAAAATAGGATTAAATGAATGTTTGTATCCTGTTGCAAACCCTCCTATTTGTCAACACAGTAAATGTAGTGCTAAAATTAAACATTATCATAAAGATAACTGTTTTTTTGGATGGTGTGGAACTCATATTAAACAAAAATGTGTAGGTGATAAAGAGGATTATTTACAATATATTAAGCCAATAGGTGCATCCAATTTAGAAAAAGATATTGATCTTTTAACAAATAGATTATTTACACAACTTGATAAAATGAATTTTATTTTAGATGTTGATCATGTTGGAATAGAGAATCAACCATGTTATAAAAATCCATCAATGAAGTCACTTCAAATAGCATTATATTCTTATTTAAAAATAAGAGGAAACATTGATAAAAAAGAGAACGGAATTAAAAGTATTAAGATGATAAATGCTCTACAAAAAGATAAAAATTATTCTAAAAGAAAAAAAATATCTATTGAAAAATGTAAAGATATACTTGAAAAAGATCAAAAAGAATGGTTACCTTTTTTTAATAAACATAAAAAAAAAGATGATCTTGCGGATAGTTATAATTTAGCAATGACATTATTAACATGATTTAATATTTATAAATGCTTGTAAAGTTCTACCTTTATCAATAATTGGTTTCTCTCTTTTAAGTCGAAGCATAGTTTCCGCCTCTTTAATTGCATCTTCATCAACAGGTATAAAATTGTTATCATATTTTCGATTATGATCAACGATATCTTCTTCTAATTTTGGAATTAGAGCTATCATTGGAGGCATAACAAAATTATACATATTACTGTTGGTTAATATATTTTTTCTAAAATGCTCAATTTCCCAATTACCACCATAATTTTTTAACATCTTTTTATTAGGTGCTTCTTTAATATGAACATAATCTTTATTATACATTTTTTTAAAAAGAAGATTTAGAAGACTATATTGTTCCCACATATCGTCATCTTTATTGGCAAAAATTTGTGCAGCCGCACAGTTAAAACTACAAAAATTATCTTTTAAATAAAATTTCTCTTTTATATATTTTACTGGTATTCCACATGGCGGTGTATCAAAAGGAAAACAACACCATGTGCAATAAATACTAACTTTTTCAGGCCATTTATTTTTTTTATTACTATCAATATATTCAAACATAATATTAATGATATTCTTTTTAATAATAAAATAACCATTATTTACCTCACTTACATTTTCTGAATATTCAATATCAGTATCTTTATTCTCTTTTATTTTTGTATTATTATCTATTTTCTCTTCTGATTTTTCAATCAAAGCAAAATCTATCATATCTGGTGCATATGGTTCTGGATATAACTCTTTATCAATATCCTCTTTTTTTACATTTAGCTGAATAATAACATATTTATCAAAATCAACACCTAATAGATCTGATTTAACAACATTATCCATTGTGTTATAAACAACTGAAGATTTTTTATTAGAACATTTTCTACCTCTACGTTTCGTTTTACTTAACATAAAATTATAATTATGAATATATGATAATTCTTTATATCATATATTTTTTTTTATTAGTATTATAATAGTAGTATTGATTATGAATACAAATAATAAACCAAATAAGTCTAAAGTTGTTTTAAAAGGAACACCTAGTTTAAATAATATATTAGGTAAACTTTATGAAAATAATTATAAAGAGTATATTGCAATTAATAAGATATTAAATATATCAATTAATTTAGTAAAATCTAATAAAATAATTTATAGAACATTATTTACAATTATTTTAAACACTTTTGAAGAAGCAGTTGGTAGAGTTGTTAAAGGTAATGAAAATAATAATAGTGATATTTTAAATAATGATTGTAAAGGTCAATTTAATAATGTTAGTAATAATAGTAATAGTTGGGATAATAGTTGTTACAAAAAATTATTAGTTGATCCATCTGTTGTTATTGATCTTTTAAAAGATTCTATGCTTTTTCAATTATCTACAATTAATGTTGATTTTGATAAAATTATCTCTAGTAAAAAATTGTATAAAGATGATATTCAACTTTCAAATGCTACTAAACAAATAATGGAATCAATAAATGCACATAAAGAAAGTAATGTTGCTATTCAAAGATTGTATGATGTTGTTACAAGACATAGTTCAAAAGATGAATTATCTGATAGAAATTCTTTGTTTGAAATATTAATTATTTTTAAAGAGATCAATAACAATTATGATAATTCAAGAAAATTATATAATAAAATCAGAAAATTAAAAGATGATACAACAAAATCACTAAATATTAGTAATGATAATAAAAAGAAAATTTCAAAAAATATTAAAAAATGGTTAAATATATATAAAGATTTATATACAAAATTATCTGCATTAATTGATAATAATAAAACAAACTCATCTGACAATTCAGTAGAATCACTTTTAAAAATTGAAGATGAACAAAAAATCTCGGTATTAGAATTAAATAAATTACAAAATAAATTAAGTTATATTATAGGTGAAAGAATAAATTCATTAAAAAGTCATGATAAAAATCCCAGTGTATTAACAGATATTATAACAGGTAAAGATGGAGGGAAACAATCAAATGTCACAGGTAAAATGATAAAACAGCTATTCATTCTATTTTATGTATTTTATCTTAGTATTACAGCACAAAGTTTAGAGATTTATATAAAAGGAATTAAATTTTTAAATATTGAATTGCCATTTACATCTAACTCATAATTTGAACTCTGTATTTATATTTTTTTGACTGTTTACTTAAATACGCCATATATGTTTCTGAACCTTTTTTATTTTTTTCATATAATTTAAACTTCACACTTTTTTTATTTTGAAGTTTAAAAAGTTTTTTTACTATATCTTCTACTGCTCTTTTTTTACTTTTAAAATTAGTTGATACAGTTTTATTATTATACAAAGTATAATAATCTATTTTTTTATCTCCTCCTAATTGATCAACTTGATCAGCAGTAAGAACTCCTTTATCACCAATTGCATAATGGGCTCTTTGATTTTGAATATGTGTTGTTTCATTAATACGACTATGATGAGCACTATTAATAGGTGTAATTATTTTACATTGTGTTGTTAATGATAAATTGTTATACATCTTTACTATTTGTAATGATATTTTTATAATTGTATTTTATTTTTTTACCATTTCTATTTACAATAATTGGTTTAAATAATTTGACACGTGTCCCATAAAAGGAGTATTCTTTATTATTTCTATTCATTGTTTTATCCCTTATTGTAAAATTTATATATTTATAATCATTTGTACTATTTTTAAAATTATACAACTTTGCCAATTGTGTAAAAGCTTTTGATGCAGCGCGTCTTGGTGTTTCTCCATAATAATTACCATATGTTTTACCTTGTTCTGGATAATCAACAATAGTAAACACTCTTTTACCTGTTGTATTCTTTTTTTTTGTATTATAATTCATAAATATATAAAATTTAATTAGATTTTAATAAAATTAACTAAATTTTATTAAAATTTTATTTTTTTTTATCATCTAATTTATGTAACTTTACTAACTGTGTAAAAGCTTTTTTTGCAGCATTGTTTGGTGTATCTGCATAATATTTTCCATATGTATCACCTTTTTTTGGATGATCAACAATAGTAAATAATCTTTTATTTTTACTTATATATATAATTATAAATAATTATATTATTAAATATAATTATTTTTTATTACTAGTATAGATTTTTAACATGAATTTATAGTTATTTTAATTGTAGAAAGCCCATCCACCCTTCTGACCGGCAGCCTTTACAACATTTTTGAAAGTGAAAACAGAGTGTTCTTTTCTTCCGGGGAACTTATGTTTACGGGGTTTATCAAGTTTCTCTCTGTGACCAGTATAAGAGAAAACTTTGTGGTTACTGCCTCTGGTGGTTTCTTGAATAGAGAAAGAGTATTTACATTTTTCGCTACGACCCATTCCGTTCTTTTTACACAACTGTGTAAATGCACGAACAGCCGCATCACGAGGATCTTTTCCTGGTTTAATAGTGTAACGTCCCATAGAAGTAGGCTTTTTGTTAACAGAAACAACTCTGAAACTACGCTTACCATCTGTTTTTGTTTTACCACCATGCATTGTAGATGTTGCCTTATTGGCACGAGTTGAGAAGCCATTGATCAAACGTTCTAACTGACGAATATCACGCTTAAAACTTGCGTCTGTATATTTACTCATTATAATAATAACAGATATTTTTTTTTAGATAAACCATATTCCTAAAAGAAGAATAAAAGATATTAAAATTATAATATGAAAGCTCTCAATTTTGCTTTTTTCTCTTAGTATTTCTCCAAAACCTTCCTCCTCTAAATTTTCACCATTTTCTAAAATATTTTTTATCTTTTTTTGAGCAGCATTTGTTTCCGTTTTACTACATTGTAATTTTACATGCTCTACACTTCCATCATTATTTATTTTATATACTCCACTAGAATAACTATCTGTCCAATTCCAAACTGGTTCATTTATTTTTTCTTCATCGTCACTTTTATTATTCATTTTATATATTATACTTTACGAAAAATATAAAGATCAAAACATTCAATATCAGCTTTTTTCATATCAAATATATCTATTAATTCAAACCCCTGTTTTTTCATATTTTTTAATATCTTACTTTTATTTGGTATATAAAACACATTTTTACTACTTTTTACCTTTTCATTTGGTAAAATAACTTTTTCATTATAAATATATACTGAATTGTTTGAAGTTTTCTCCCAAAATGCATCGTGTGTAAATTCTTCATAATATGTTAATGAATGTCTATTCCCACTATCATCGTGATAATATTGTGAATACTCTCTTGGCGCTGGATCAAGTTTATCTTTGTTAAAAATATGCATCATAACAATACCTTTCTGTTTAACCCACATATAAAAATTAGCAATTATAGATTTTATCTTTTCTGAATCATTGTGATGCAATGTATCTGTTGAACAAAGGATATGTGTAAATGTATTTGGTTTAAATAGTTCCGAATTTTCTAAATCACCTAATTTAAATGTTCCGTCTTGATTTCTTATTTTGGCATACTTCAAAAATTGTTCACTATTATCAACACCTACAACAGAATAATGTTTTGATAATTGTTTATAATGAAATCCTACACCGGTTCCTGCATCTAAAATAGCTTTCTCCTTAGAAACAGGATTATTTTTGATTATTTTTAATATATTTTTACAATCAAATTGAATATAAGCCGGATCATTGAAAATAGTATTATAAAGTTTTGCATAAATATCATCCTCTCTTATAGAAGATATAAATCCTTCTTTATTACCATAATTATATTTAATTAAATTGTAATAAAAATATATTAATAAAATTAGTGCAACTATAGATATTATATATCTCATTAATATATAATAAGATAAGTTCATAATAACAATATCATTATATTGTATTATAATAATGGAGCTTGATCCTGATAACCAAAGTGAAAGTAAAAAAATACTAAAACATGTACGCGCAGTATTGAAAACTTTGAAACGTCCAGAACTTATTGCTATGAGAGCAAAAATTAAACACTATGAAGAATTAGCAAAAGATGAAACACATCCACAACACTCTTCAAGAAAAGCAACATTAACTCAATTTCGCAACACTTATAGACAATCATTATGTACAAAATATAGTCAATTGCAATATTGTTATCCTTCAATTTTTAATATGTTAGTTGATAATGATCCTGACAAATTTGAAATAAATAGATTAATTCAAATGTTAAAAATGCGTGATCAAGCAAAAGCACATCGTAATCCAGAAAAAGTTAAATCTGAACTAGAGAAAGCAAGTGTAAAAATTGGACAACAATATTTCAATCAATTTGTTAAACCTACTTTAGATAGTATGGATAAAGAAAAATAATTTAAAAAACTACTTTTTCTTCTTATTGATCTTTTTATTCGAAACCTTCTTTATCTCTTTTTTAGTTGGTTTACTTATCTCTAAAGATATTAATTCATTTTCCTCTTTTGTGTCAAGTTTATTTTTCTTATTTAACAACTTTTCCAACTTTTTAGCTGGAGCAGTTGAAGGTTCCTTACTCTTTTTAAAAATAAATACTGAGCTTAAAAAGCTAAACCTTTTTTCAACATCAGACATCTCCTTAACATGTTGATTATCTTTGGCTCTTTTATAATATTCCTCAAATGATTCCTCTTTAACAAGATCTAACCCGTACTCTTTACCAATCTTACTCAAATAAGTGAGATTTACTAAATATTCTGTATATTTTTTCCCAATTGATGAAACATAAACTTCAATCGCTTTTCCATAATTTGCTCTATTAATTGAGTTTGTCCCAGTATAATCTTTACTAATTTTCCAAATTGTTTTCCCATCCAGCTCTCCCTCAATATTATCTGTCTTTTTTAACTCTTTATTAAGTTTCATTCCATCAAAACATGTTCCAATAAAATACCCACCCACCTTCAAATTGTCAGTAACATTTTGCAATAATGTACGCAATGTGATCTCATTCTTAAAAAAATAATGAAGAGCAAATTGCAAACTCACTACATCAAATTTATTTTTATCTGGAATATACTTTTCTAATTTATCACGAGATTCATTATCCATTGCAGAAACATAATCAGGAAAAATAAGTTTTGAACTATCTGCCCAAATATAATTTACATCTGGTTTAGGTTCACCCTTATAATCTTTATAAAACTGTTCTGCATATTTAAGACCACTATTATCTATATCTAAACCAACAACTTCCTGGTAAAGCGAATCCTTCCATTTAGGAAGATCACCACCTTTTCCTGCTGCTAAATCTAAAAGTTTACCTATTGGTTTTTTTGATTTTTTTAAAAATGAAGGAGAAACTTCTTTGATTAACTCTTTTTTAACAACACTATTATGAAAATGTTGAAATGGCAATCTATTAGAATAATTAAATTTATTTGTATCAGTATTTGAATAATAACTTTTCTTTTCACTTAAATCTATATTTTTTGGTTTGTTATTATTGGATTTACCTCTATTTTGTGCTTGTTTAACAGCTTTTTCTAAAATATAATCTTCAATTTTTCCTAATGTAATCATCTCTTTTGTTACTGGATTCTGAATTGTTACCCAATTATCATTTGCAACAAATTCACTATTTCCAAAAACAGGATTACCTTCTCTATATTTTTCTGTTTTATCTTCTCTAACACGGATAGGTTTCCAATAAAAAATTGAATCCTTTTGATAAACAAATTCAACAATCATATCATCTTTTATATGATAGTAACGATTATTTAATGGATCTTGACAAATCATATTACCACTTTCGTCAATAGGAATATTTGCAATTCCAATATTTGCAGGTGAATCAGGTGGAGAAAAATCAATTGGTACACATTTTTTTCTCCATTGTCCATTCTCCTTATTAATTGTATCTCTATATCCACCAACTTTCAATTCTAAACTTTTATATTGTGATACATTATCACCAATTATATATGGTGATCTTTTAGGTTCTCCTTTATCATTTTTTACAACCTTAATAAGAAAATCAATTGAGTTTAACTCTTCAGGTTTCCATTTAAACAATCTATTCCATGTTCCACTTTTTAATGGATAACCTGTATCATATGGAATAAAAATCAATCCATCAATATTATATTCATAACTACTTCTCTTACACCAAATTGAATTAGCTTTTTCAAAAATATCATTACCTGTTGAAAACTTGTAAATCTTATTTTTAATTATCATTGAAGTTTCACTTTTCTCTGTAAAAGTATTATTCTCTAAATCTTTTATAAAACTACTCAAATAAGATAAACGACAATCACCAATTTTCTTATGTAAATGTTTATTTCTAATATCATTCTCTTTTTCAAACAACATATCATAAGCATAAAATTTATTAATTGACTCCATGTATTCACCCTCTATCAATGAACTTGCCCATTTTGTTGAAACAATATTACACTTTGTAATTTTTTTATTATTATCAATAAGATAAAATTCCCCATCTGTATGAACATACAGAAAATTTCTAATTCCATCTGCTTTATCAGTAACCCCATAGTTTCCAACAATTGTAGGATAATATTCTTCACTTAAATTTTCAATATGAAGAGTTACAGGGTTTGCAGCAATAAAATTAAATAAATTATTTTTTTTCATATCAACCAAATTATTATAAGCAATAATTATATTATCATATTCTGTTGTAGTAATAATTTCATTAGATTGTTGATATAACTGAAGAAGCAATGTACTGTTTCTAATAAATGAATGCAATATAAAATTACTATTATCATTATCTCCAATATATTCCATCTCTATCTCATAATGTGGGGTCTTTTTAAAAATAAGAGACTCCCTGAAATTTTTACCCTTAGCCATCTTTACTGTTGTTAAATCAAATCTAAACTGTTTATCTGCAGAAATAATTTCATATCTATTTTTATAACGATAAGTTTTTATATTTTTTGTTTTAATAAATTCTTTAAAATTATCACTTTTCTTCTCTTCAGAAAGAGAGATTCTAATAGGATATTCTGAAAAATCATGATTATATTTTTTCTCTTTAAATTCAACATTATATTTAATTTTATCACTAAATTCATCTTCTAACCAAAATAATCTAATATCATCTTTCCCAATTATATTAATTCTAACAGTGTCTAATTCATTTGATATAGATAATACAGAAGTTAATTTATATTGCAATCCTTGTCCACTTTTACTTTTATTAAATAATAATCCATTTAATACATTTTGAAACATATTTTGTGTTATTTTATTTGTCAATCTTAATTCTAACTCTAACTCTTTATAATTAATTCTTTTTTTAATTAATTTAATTAATTCATCATTATCTTTTTTTGTTAGTTTCATTAATAATATTAATATATTATAATATTATATCTATATTATTTCATTTTTTACTATTTTATTGTTATTATCATTATAATTTCAAAACATTTTGTAAATCTTCATATAACTCTTTTTTATTCTTCTTTACACTTTTATCACTTTTATCAGATTTTTTAATTAATGTTATATTATATCTTTTGCAAATTTCTCTTAACTCTGTTACAGTTATTTTACTTAAACATTTCTTCATATCTTTTTTATGATACAAACCTAAAATCAATTCACCTTCTGATGTATTCCATTTTATTAATTTATTAAATAAATTATCTAATCTTTTATATTTAAGTTTATCTTTTCTAGATAATATCATATAATATTTCTTCTCTTTTTCAGAATATTCCAATAATAGAATTAAACTTTCTTCTGTTAATTCATTAACATTCGAATAATATTCCAAAATTGATCCTTTATTATCAAAAATAACAACTATTAAATCAAAATATAATGATATATATTTTCTTACATTTATTCCTTCATATATATCAACCGATTTAGAAGATAAAAGATAATCATATATTTTACTTTTTTGGGATTTTTTAACATCATAACTATCTATCTCAATTGCTAATTTTCTTCTAATATCAAACATTTCAATATCTGTTATATTATATTTATTTGCTAATAGTATTAAACAAGCTCTTATAAAACTATCATTATTTTCTAAAGAACACCTATATAACTCCTCATTAATATTTATTCTTTCATTTAACATTGTTGATAAAAAATCTGTTGATAAAGAATTATTATTATTTATATATATGTCATAAATTGATTTAGATTTAGATTTAGATTTAGATTCAGATTCAGATTCAGATTCAGATTCAGAATTATCTATTTTATGATCAATTAAAATATAACTTTTCTGCTTAGGACAAACTTTTAATATTTCTTTTAATGTTAACATTATTTATTTAACATTAAATTATATTTATATTAAAAATAAATATTCATTATTAATCTAATCTTCATCCTCTTCATCATCCTCTTCATCCTCTTCATCCTCTTCATCATCCTCTTCATCCTCTTCATCATCCTCTTCATCATCCTCTTCATCCTCCTCATCATCCTCTTCATCATCCTCCACATCCACATCCACATCCACATCCTCATCATCTTCATTATCATCATCTTCATCATTAACATCATCATCCTTATTTGTTTCATCATCTTCATCACAAATATCTTTGGAATCATCATATTCTTCAATTGATAATGTATCATCTAACTCTTCCTCATCATCTTCCTCATCTTCCTCATCTTCCTCATCTTCAATATTATTTTCTTTTATAAATAAAGTTTTCTTTTGTTTAGTTGATACAGAAGTTGTTTTAATATTTGATTTATTAATTTTAGATATATTTCTAAATGATTTTAATAATTTACCTTTATTCCCAGAAAATTTAACTTTATTTTTTTTTAGAACAATTTTATCACCCATTGATTCATCTTCTATTTCTATATCTTTTTCAATTACTTTTTTAACATTATTATTATTTGTTATAGTAGATAAATAATGTTTTATCTCTTCTTCTCTTTTTGTTTCTTCATCTTCAATTATTTTTTTATTCATTTTAGAGGAATAAATAAATTCATTTATTTCCCACAATGTTTTTTTATCTTTAATTGTGTGTAAAGATACATAACTACCATTTGAATTTTCGGTATAACTACTATTATTATTTTTTAATATAATTTTTAACACTTGTATCTGTTCATATTTATTAAGTTTTTTAATCTCTGAGCTAAAATATGAAGGGTCATTAATAGTAAAATTATTAAAATCTTCAGATTGCATATTCATTTATATTAATAATATTTCTATCTTTATATCAATTTTATAAAATTTTTATTGTTATATTTTACTCTTCATCCTCAACTTCTTCATCATCCTCCGCTTCATCATCATCCTCCTCTTCTTCATCCTCCTCTTCATCATCCTCCTCTTCTTCATCATCCTCTTCTTCATCATCCTCCGCTTCATCCTCCTCTTCTTCCTCTTCCTTTTTATCTGCTAATTCAATAGCTGAATCTTTCTCTTCTTCTCCTTCTGAAGTATAATACTCTTCATCAGATGATATTGATAAATCATCACTATCTGTTGAATATGTAATTGTTTTTGGAATATCATCTACGATATCAATATTAGAAATATCTGCTGCTAATTTAGCTGTTAAATAAATTACAGTATCATAAAGATCAAAACGACGTGCAATAACAGATACTTTAATACTATCTCCTACTTTTAAATCTTTAAAAAGAGATTTATCTGTATGTAACTCTTTTGGAACAACTATATGAATTGGACCAATAATTGATTTAATACCTAATTCATTTATTCTTTGAATTTGACAATCAATAACATTATCTTTAACTGGATTATATAATTCAACCTTAAAAATTGCATCAAACGACAAATCCCCTGTAAAATGTGTACTTCGTGAATATCCTACAGAACGTTTCAACAGCTTAGATTTATCACAAATAATAAACCCTTCTGATATACATCTTCCTTCATATTCTCTCTTAAACACTTTAAGCAAATTCGCATCAATATTTTTATTTAATTGATTTGCTTTTAAAACAATACTTTTTTTCAACGTTGTTGTTACTTTAATATCGTCCATATATATAATTACTTACAATATATATATATAGTAAATTTATATTCAATTTTTTTACAAATTATTATTAATATCACTCAATAAAAAACCAACTTTTTTTATCATATTTTATTAAATCATTATAGCGCAAATACAGTTCAAACATATTACAAAGTTTATTTCTTCCAGTAATTTTATCATTATTATCAGTTGTTACAATGATTCCAAGTTTATTAATTAATGAAAGTTGATCTTCTTTACTTATTGTAATACATACTCTTCCTGTAATAGCAGACCTTACTGATCTTTTTAAATCCATTGTTAATGCGCCACTTTCTTTTGTACCATCAAATATTTTAAATTTAGTACTACCTTTATTATTCGTTGATAAAATTCCATATATTTTATTTTTCTTATAATCTTTATCTGATTTTTTATATCTAATATTATTTCTAAATTGAATAAGCTGAATTAAATTAGCATCACATTTATTCCATGTATTTTTTTCAATACAATAATATATATTATCTACATTAAATCCAATAATTGGATCATCATCAGATTTATTAACTTTTGAAATAGAACTTTTGTGTATAATTGAATTATCTAAATAATCCAAAATATTTTCACTATATTCGTCAATCTCTTTATTATTTATAACTTTTAATAAAATTATCTTCAATAATTTAATAATATCATTTTTTTTCATTCTATCAATAACCATTGCTGCAATTAATTTTCCAAACTCTTTAATATTATTATCCCGAGCAAAAACAGCCAACTCTGCTTCCAAATCTATTAACTTACCAATAACAGATTCTACTATATTTTCATTATTAAAATCATCATTATTATTTTTAGTATAAAATTTTTGATCTGAGATTAAATCATCTTTATCATCCAGTCTAATAAATTTCTTTTTAATAGGTGCCGGGTTTTCTCTATAATAAAGTGGTATCTTTTTATAATTTAATTCAGTTGGTTGAAAAATATAATATTTTCCACGATATATTAATCTTCCCTCTTGGCTATATTTGTCATATATAATTTCTTTTTCATCTTTTAACATATTATTAATTGCTTTGTATATGTAAATATTCTCAATACCATCAATCTTACTTTTAACATAATTCACAATATTATTCAAATCATAAACATAATTTTTACGATAAAGATATCTAATATGTTTTTTCGCAGTTTCAATATCAGACAGAGCAAAACGAATACTATATGTATCTTTATTAATTTTCACACCTGAGTTTGGTGGCATCCATTCACACTTAACAGAACATTCTTTTTTATAATCGCAAGAAGCAGTATCTGGAACATCTCCAAATTTATATTTAATTTTATCACCTGTTGAATTGATCATTTCAAATGTATCATCTCTGTAAATTGTATTACCATCTTTATTTAAAGCACAATCAATAGCTCCTCTTTTTAAAATTGATTCTACTTTTTTTATCATTATATCTTTATTCTCAGCATTTCTATAATAATTAAGATCAATTGTTTCTGTATATTTTGTTTTTTTATCCGCATTTATATACGGCATTGATGCATACATAAATATATCTACATTCCTCAAATTCTCCGGTAAAGCAACATGAGAACAAAAACGAACTGCTCTACCAGCTACTTGCTCTAAACGAGAAAGATTATGCCATGGTTCCAATATATGTACTTGTCTTATTCTTTTAAAATTAATACCCTCTCCTGCAACTCTTGTCCCAATAATAACTTTAACCTCTTCGCCATATTTATTACTATTTGATGATATAATATCAGATAATTGTGAAATTGTAATTTGTGTAGTTTGATCACTTGATCCAGTAACAATAATATATTTAGCTGATCTCCATTTATGATAATCTTTATGTTTAGGTTTATGAATTTCATCTGATGCAGATTTACCACATTTATAACAGATAATACTACGTTTACCACCTCCACCTAGCTTATTTGGTGAATAATTTAAAAGTTGACTTTCTCCTTTGACGGTATAACGTTCAAATCCATTTTGTTCAAGCATAACAGCAAAAGGAATAACTCCTGCTAAAACAAATTCTGAATAAATATAAACTATTCCTTTTGATTTTTTAATAAATCCAAGAGCCTTGTAAAATTTACTAGAGTAATTCTCTAAAATTGATTCATCAAGAAATGGTACCTCATCTTTTTCACCCTTATTAAAAATACCGATATCACCATATTTATAACTTACTGCTTTCTTTTTTGTATCAGAAAGAGATTTACGAGACTCTATTAAAGCAGGTTCATTACTAAATGATTTAACATATGCATGTCTTCCATAAGCTGGAAATTTTTTATTTGATGGAAATGCAATATTAGATATTTGAAGAAGATATGTAGACACTGATAACCCAGCTTTATCAACTCTTTTTTTACTTTTAGTGTTTTCATTTTCGTTTTCATTTTCATTTGCATTTTCATTTTCATTTGCATTTTCATTTTCATTTGCATTTTCATTTTCATTTGCATTATTTATTTTATTTTTAAATATATTTGCTATTGAATTTTCTTCAGATATAAAATTGTTCTCTTCTTTCTCAAAATTATTATTTGAATTATTTTTTGAGTTATTCTTTGTTTTTTTTATTTTTTTTAATAATTCAGTATATCCACTAAATTGATATTTACTCATTGGACACTCTATTAATTTTAAATATTTGATGCGCTTATTCTCTGGTATTATCTCTCCATTTATATTATATTTGATCTTTGGAACACTTGCAACATTTGGATATAATTTAACAGGAAAAGCTGGAGGTGTTTCACCCCTTAAATAAGAGATATAACCTTTACTTTTTTCAAGTAATATTTTTTCACCATTAGGTTTCAAAGTTCCATTTTTATTAAATACTTCTGAAATTGCAATAGGTTTTCTTTTATCATTGAGAAGAAGAAGATTTAGAATATATATAAACTCTTTTGGAGAGTTATACATTGGTGTTGCACTCATCATTACCAAACGAATATTTTTTGAATATTTTATAACTGCTTCTAAATAAGGTGGAACAAAACGAGTTTCTTGACCTCCTTTTTTAATATTGTGAATTTCATCAATTATTATAATTCTATTTGAATACTCATTTTTAATTATTTTTTTCATCTGTTCAGTTAATGATTTTTGTTTACCATCCATCCAACCAGTAGAACGCTGAACTTCATTAGCAAATTGTTTATATCCTAAAAACTTATAGTTGTGTCTGATCAATTTTTGAATTTTACGAACTCTTTGCTCTTTACTCAAATATTTCATATCATCTGTTAAACTATATGCAAATCCAGTACATTGTGTATTAATCTCTCTATTATCTGATTCATTATTAATATCATAAATCTGTTTTTTAAAATTTTCACGAACATTTCTATTTAAAATAACAAGAATTCTTTTGTTATATTGAGCCATCTCCTCTTTAAAACCTTCCGCTATTGAAATCGCAGAACATGTTTTACCAACACCTACTCCATGAAAAATTAAAACTCCATTGTATGGTGTGTCAAGAGATATATAGTTTCTTAAAAATTCTTGTTGAGGCATTAAAGTAAATTCATTTCTTGTACAAATCTCCTCCGCAGATCTTGTTTCTCGTGGCATCTTATTTTTATTAAACTCTTTTTTCACATATATGTCGTGATAAAAATTATCCGATTTAAGATCAGGATAATACATGTAATCATTTGTCTCAGATTTAACTTTCTTCTTAATTTTACTTTTTTTAACAAGTTTTTTCATTTAAGATAGACCTATTATATATTTAGATTTTAATGTTATTGATTTTTTTTATAATTGATAATGATAATAATTAATATAAAAGAGATTTAATATTATTGTATAGCACCTTTTAAATGAACAGGTTATTATATTGTGGTAATTGTGGTAATAAAGGACATATGTATAAACATTGTCATCTTCCAATAACTAGTTTAGGAATTATCTGTATAAAATATCCGACTAATATAAATTCTCTTTTAGAAAAAGATCATCATATTGAACATGGTATGGATGATAAAAGAGCAATAATCAGAAATGAACTAAAATTTTTGATTATATGTCGTAAAAATAGTATTGGTTATTTTGAGTTTTTGCGAGGTAAATACTCTTTTGATAATATTGATTATCTTGTTGGACTTTTTGATCTTATGACTATTAAAGAAAAAAGATTAATTAAAAATAATGATTTTAAAACATTATGGAATTCATTATGGAATTATCAAGATAGAAAAATTAATAATAGTGAAGTTAAACAAGCAGAATACAAATTTAACTCATTAAAAACTGGGTTTTTTTATAAAAAAAAAGGTTTTTTTATATGTTTAAAAGATATTTTAGATAAATCAAAAAGTAGTTGGAATGATCCAGAATGGGGTTTTCCAAAAGGAAGAAGACAACTTAAAGAATCTGATTTGGATTGTGCTAAAAGAGAGTTTTGTGAAGAAAGTGGATTCAAAGATAAAGATTATATTATGTTGGGAATTGATGCGGTGGATGAGGTTTTTAAAGGAACAAATGATGTACATTATTTACATCGTTATTTTATTGCACAAGATGTAAGCGATAAAAAAATAGATATTGATCCCTATAATATATATCAAGTTAATGAAATTAGTCAAATAAAGTGGGTTAATATTGAAGAAGCATGTAACTTAATTAGAGATTATAATAATGAAAAAATTGATGTTGTAAAACGGGTGTATGATATGTTAGAAGCAATTATTCTTAGTGTTGAAAAGTAGAATTCTTAAATTTTAGAAATGATATTAAAAGAATAATAATAATAACAAAAATATAAATCCAATTGTAATGATATCTATCGAGCATACAGTTATTTGACTCATCTTTTTCTTGTTCGTCTTGATCTAGATATATACGACAGCCATATTGTTTTTCATAATATTTTATGGCGGATTTATAATCCATAACAGATTTCCCAGTTTCTATATTTACTTTATTATGAAGATCAATCAACCAATAAACTAACTCTTTCCGGCTGCCTGTTTGGATAGGTAAATCCTGTAAATTCTTTGTATAATTTAGCTGGCAAGTTATACATGGAAGAATGTTTTTAAGGGAGGTAAAAAAATTTATTACCAACTCTTTATCTTCATTTGATGGTTTAAACGGATATGTAAAAGTTATTGAATGAAGTGAAAACCACATATGTGGACCCCATACCTTTTGATTCATTATATTTCTAATATAATGAAAGAATATTTTGTTTTTTTTACTTTTTTATAAAAATTTTATAAAAAAATGATTTTTAAATTTTTTGAATGTCACTATTGTTAGAAATAACAATAACTCAATACACGATGAGTGTTTCTGAGCAACTTGCCGAATATCGGCGTATTAGAAGCCTTGAATTTCAAAAGAGGAATAGGTTGGAATATATTCGACAGAAATATAGCACGTTGATTATTTTTGACAAAAAATTGCTGGCGGGTTACAGGATTGCTAGGTTTTTTGAACGACTTCCCCGTTTCAATTACCATTTTATCAATGATTTTGGAGAAGATTTTTTGAAAAGGGTCCCTGCAAAATTTAGGTATCGTACAATTTGGGAAGATGGTCTAT